GCCATCAAATGCCAGTTGCCGAACGCATGGCGCCGGCGCCCTCAGGCCTGCGTCATCAGCGGCCTCCTGGCCCATTCGCCTAAAACCAGGGCGACAAGCTGGAGCAGACCAAGAACCGAGAGGAGTGCCAATACCGCATGCCAGACCACAGCGCCATGATGGATGGCTTTGTGATTTGACATAATATACATTGTATTAAGTAGACAAGCACCCCCAGGCCGAGCATTGGCCACCACCGCGACCGCCCTCCGAGGCGGTTTTTTTTCGCCCGAACTACGAACAAAAGCGCTTGATCTGCGGCCGCAGGTTGTCTTGCAAGCACGGGGCACCCTCTGCGTTTTGCATGAGCCCGGGCACGCGAACGAGCTGCAGGGTTGAGCCACCTGCAGGAGGCAAATCTACCAGGTGAACGTAACAGGAACTGAGCTGCAGACCTCCTAGACACAATGTGAGCACATCGACCGGTACGTGATCGGTGAAAAGGCGAACATGGGGCGATGCCCCATACCCCGAAACGGTATATACGGTTTGCACCGTTTTGCGGAAAGGACTGGCGCGCACGCCGGGCACCCTCCCCGCAAGCGGGGCCCCTCCCAGCGGGGCTTGCCTCCTAAACCGTATATACGGTTTATACGGTTTTGACTGGTGTCTGCCCGCCGAATCCAGGGATGCCCTGGGTTGGCTTGTCGCAGGTGACCACCCGCGTGACCGAGGCAAAGCGCAGGACGCCTGCGCAGTCGGTCAGGGGCTTCCAGCGGTAGCCGGCCTTGATGAGGTCTTCACTGGTCACCGTGGACACAATGAGCCCGCCCTGACTGACAGCAAAGGTGAACAGCTCTCGATTGCCCATGGTCAGCCTGCCGGTCATGTGCAGGCCGAGGCTTTTGTATGGCTCAAGATCCTCAACCACCTCATCCGCAGGCTCTGAGGGGTGCTCTGCGGGCTTTTCGGGTTTGGGTGCTGCCGACCCCTGGGCGAACTGCTGCGGGACCGCCACGGACACGGGCTGGGCCTTGATGGCGGGTTTGGGCTTTGGCTTGTCCTGGGGCCAGAAGGCCCACACGCACAGGACCGCCGAGAGCACGAGCACGGCATTCTTGAACCGGTTGAACTTGACCAGCATGGGGGCCACGTCAGAGGCCGATGTCTCGGCCACCGAGTTGCCCTGGGTGTGGCTTCGGTACAGCCCGAAAATTTCAGGCCTGTACTTGCGCTTTTCCTGGCTGATAAGCCCGCCGCGATAGCCGCCATGCACCTTCCTGATGTAGCTGCCCTTGTCGCCCAGAATATCGGCCTTCCGACACTTGACCAGGATGCCCATGAGCCGCGCAATAGGCTGGTTCATGTCGCGGAATGACTGGGTCATCAGCAGCACATCGGCATTGAAGTGCCGGTGCAGCTTGTACCACTGGACCACCTCAGCATTGGTGCCGGTCACCGGCATGGCAATGTGAGCCTCATCAATGACGTACAAGGGGCCGTTACCGTCCGCGCCCTTCCAGTCGCTGTAGTAATCCCAGACGCCGCCGAACACGGATTGAGACACAGGGGCGGGCTCTGTGTGGCCGTCCTCAAACGGGCGGTATGCGGGCTGGTCCCGGCTGGCCGCGTCAGCATCCCAGGTGCCACGCACCGGAGAGGACACGCGGCGCAGCTCAATCAGATCGCGATAGGCGGGCTCCAGGGCTGCGAACATGTCCACCTGAAGGGGCAGGTTTGTGATGACCCGCCTGCCCTTTTTGAGCGCCTCGAGGACGTGGTAGGCGACGGCCTCATAGCTTTTGCCAGAGCCAGGAATGCCCTCAATTCCATTGATCATGAACCAAGCCTCACGAAGGGGACGAGCTGGAGGATCAGGCGGATGGTGATCGCAGCAACGATGATGGCCGAGGCCTCACCGACACGAAGCACGGACAGCGCTTGCATGACTGGGCCAGGGATCGACGACCACACGGTCTTGTACGAATCCAGCGCCGACACATCGAGCGAATTAGCGGCCGTTGCCGCAATGGACATGAAACCGTCAAAGGCCCAGCAGCCGAGGTCCGTCCCCATCTCCCAGAGGGCCACGAAGACCGCTACAAAGAGCTTGCCAATCCAGGCTACAGCAGCCGCCAGCTTAGCCAGGATGGCAGTGATTGCACGTCCGATCATTTCGTCAACCTCCGAACACCAGGGCGCGAGCCAGGAGCAAGGCGCTGATCACGATCACCAGCCCGCCGAACTGCCACACGTACAGGGGCGGAGACAGGTCGGCGGTGCCGAAATCCCGAATGCCCACATCGAGCGACACGATGATCTGAGGCGGAGATCCACCGCCCGCAATCTGCGGCATGAGGTTGCCGAGGACGGAGAACAGCGCAGAGGACTTCAGCTCAGCGCTACGGGTGCGCCAGACGCCAGACAGCCCGTCTGGGTACTTCTGGGTGTAGAGCTTGGGAACATCGCCGAGCGCGGTGTCTTCGAACTTATCCTCCTCCTCGGGCTTGGGCTTCTGACAGGCGTTTATGTCGGGGTATTTCTCGCACAGGTCGGGCTGTGGAGGCTGTGGCGTAGGGTCCGGGGTGGGTGTCGGCGTGGGGGTCGGGTCAGGGGTGGGCGTGGGGGCCTTCGGGTCAGGAATGGGCGGGTTTTTGACAGGTTCAGGGGTAGGCACAGGCTGCAACTGGGGGCTAATGTCAACGCGCCATGGGGCTTCATCCGACTGCGCAGGACGAATGTTTTCGTACGGCTGCACATAAGGGTGAGCCGGGTCGGTTGACTTATTCGGATTCGGGTAAGGCAGACCGGTAGGAATATTCATCGGGTCGAATTGCGGGATTTCCACGGGCAGAGGTGTACCGGGAGGCAATTCACGAGGCACAGATTCGGGCATTGGGGTAGTTTGAATGCGCTCCTCGAATTCTTTATCGGTGAGAGGCTTCAAAGGCGGAAATTGGGTGCAACCTGCCGGGGTGATATACCAACCATAGGGACATTCACCATTCGGGATTTTATCCAAAACGGTGGTATTTCCGGGGGAGACCTGACCATTGGGATACTTGATATCACCAACGCAAATAACATACCCATCACCATAGTTCTGACGAACGTTAATAATGCTCATGGCTCCAAGGTATGAATAATACTTGGACAAGGCAGCAGAGCAACCAGAGGGGCTAGAGTAAATAGAACCATCCTGACCGCGATATTTAAATCCGTCTGAGGTTTCCATATTGCCCGCATCCTTATATGCCCATCGCTGATTAGCGTCATCCCACAATATGGCAGCGGCTGTTGCCCATGTGGCAATGCCAAATGCAGCGCGAAGCGTAGGATTGGCGAAAATGGCAGCAGCAGCAAATCGAGATGCTGCCGGGGTTAATCGAAGAGATGCAGTGAATTTAGAGCTTTGTGCAGCGCGGGCTATTGTCGCCTCAGCCTTCGCACCAGCTTCAGCCCAAGCAGAAGGGGAAGAAGGAGCATATTTCCAAGCGCCAGGAGTGCCAGACCATCCAGCGGGGGGCGTGGCGTTGCCGTAATAGGCAAATGCGGAGCCAGCAAAGAGGGCGCAAGTGACGAGAACGAACGAGCGAAGGAGTTTCACTGATGAGCCCTCATGCCAAGGACAAACACAACGCCGCCCAACGCCCCGATCAAGGCTATGACGGCCCAGAACAGGGCGAGGACGGCACCGGTCATGGTCGGGCCTTAGACCTTGCGAATGATGCGCTTGGCAATGTCCGGGCCCTTGAAGACCAGGGCAATGCCCACGATCACGATGGCCAGCGCGCCGACCTTGGTAGCCACGCCGGACAGATCCACGGAATCGAGCACAGCGCCGTAACCGGTGGCGTCAGCGGCATGGGCCATGACGGTGCCAGCGGCCAGGGTTGCAGCGGTGCCGGCCTTCGCGCCGTACTTGCGAACGATGTTGATGAGCTTCATGAGATTTCCTTTTTCAATTTCCAGCAGAAACCGCTGCCGGGCCGTTTGAGCGATTACCGCTCAGATTTTCTTAATAAGGCCGAGTGACAGTGCAACGACATAACCGAGAGCCCACATAGCCAATATAGAGCCAAGGCCCCAGGCATAGACATGCAGAATTTCAGATGAGCCGATGCCCATGTTTTCAGGGCTGAACAGGTTTTTATATTCAGCGCTTGTGAGGGCAACTAGCTGCCCTTCTTCGCAGGAGCCAACACCGCTGGCAACCTGAATAGCGATAGGCACAGCAATTTGAGGGCTAACAGAGCCAGCGGGGGCAAATGCGAAGCAGTTCATTTATTCACTGAAAATCTGTTGACCACATTCGGGGCACCATGGGTCAGATTCGTCATATGGAGTGTTGCACTCTTCCATATCACCAGACCAACCACAGTGAGGACAAGTAATTTCGCCGTCATCATCCATTTTGAATACCTATAGGGTTAATGAATCCACGAGAAGGGGCCGCCCGCATCCGGCATGGATCGCGGTGTAACTCTGATGCGTACAAAATGGCGATGACCGCCGCCCGTTGGGGCCCACTCAGAAGCGAGGTATTCGCCAGTTTCAGCGTTTGAATAGCCGCCTCCTTCCGCAGGTTTAAACGGGTCGCCTGCCGCAGCGTTCTGCCGCACATAAGAAGGCCACAAAACCCAGCGCTTGCAATCACGCCCAGGCTTATCAAGGCCGCCCACGCCATAAATCCGTGCGCCATGGGGATAACTCCCAACGTTTTTTTGATCGATTTTGCTGAGGTACTTCAGCAGGTAGCCAACAGGGTGTTTTGCTTTGATGGTGTTACTCATGCCATGAGGCCACCAGCCGCGCTTATCGGCCTTAGGCATGGTCACCCCCTTATGCAGCCAGAAAACAGCGTGGTAGTGGATTACGCCCCGTTGCTGAAGCTCTGCAACCCAGACATAGCGAAGTGGCAACCCAGTCAGCCGGCGATACCAGACGCGCACGCGCTGGAGGTAGTCAGCAATGTGCTTGGGTGCCCAATCGCGATTTGTGCCGCGATAGGTCAAGGTGACCATGACCTTTTGTTCTCTGGCGTGACTGGTCAGGTTGATCCACTTAGCGGCCATGCCAGCGCCCTTGCGCAGGCGAGACACGCGCACCGCTTCGCGATCAATTTCAATCGTGTGTGAATCCCAGGCCCTGCCTCCTTCAACCGTCAGCGGTGGCACCACTGGAGCCCCCGTTCGACTTGTTGAATGTGGGACAAGCCCAGCGGCTTCGCCGCTTCTAGCCCGCTCCGCGGTCCAGGCAGAGGCCAGCGCCGCCGCATCGGACGCATGCACGGCAAAACGAGGGGCAGTCATGCCCCGAAAACGGTCCATGCATTCAGAGACGTTCATGACGCACCTGCCCATGCACGGAACGCCGCACGCTTGGCTGCTGCAGAACTCACCAGGTCAGTGTTACAGCGGCCCTGGTCCGGTGTAACAACATCGGGCTGCTCGGTGTAAAAGCCAGGCGGCTGTAACAGTGAGCTGGCAGCAGCTGGCTGTAACAGCGGGCGACCGCAACGCGAGGCCAACAGGACGAGCCATTGAGCAAACAGCGGGGGCGTGCGCTCGCGATCAGCGGGGCTCAGATCCAGAGTGCGCCCCTTTGCGCGCTCTATCTGCACAGGCATGTCCGGCACATCCGCCCTATTGGCACCGCAGACATAAACGTAAGTCGGTTTTGGCGCAGGGTGGCCCCACCAGCCCTGATCGAGCAGCAGCGTGAAGCCGCCCCACTCATCAACACGACCAGGGAAAGGCAAGCCAGCAGCACGCCACAGCGTAGAACCCCAAGGGTGCTCAAGCACACCACCACAGCGCCTGATCTGCCGGACGGCAAAAAGGGCAAGCGCCTTTTCATCCGGGCGCGGCTTGGCAAAGTGGCGCAAGCGACCCCAACCACGGCAGGGCGGATGACAGACCAGCGCGTTATCGCCGCTGTAGTTGCGGGCATCTCTCACCGAGTCCCAAACATCACTCACCAGCTCGTTGTAACAAGAGTCCGAGCGAGCAAACAGAACGGACACCGGACGATTCACGCCTGCCATGTGGGAACCTCTTTGAACTGGAAAGGCCGCTTGGCCCAGGCCCGGGCCAGCCGCAACAGGCTGGACGAGCGTATGAAGATGCGAGGCTCTGGGGTCTCGCCGAATGGCACACGGGCCAGCCAGCGGGACTCGACAACCCCGAAATCGATCAGGGACACGAAGGTGCGGAACTCAGCCGCACTTGCGTGGATGTGGACGCACAACCACCCCGGCATTGCGGGGCAGACTGTGGAGCCCTGAGGGAAGGCGCGGCGCTTCATTCGGCGCGCTCCAGGGCCATCGTGAAGCCCCAGGGCAAAGCCCGAGGGAACACGCGGCAATCGCAGATTGCGAACCATTGGCCGTGCGGAACAGCGGGGAGATAGCGCCGGTTTGTGACGGTGTAAATCACAGCGAGAACCCCCCAACAGGGATTCGCTGGTGCACGTAGCTCAGGTCAATCGACACTTCACCGCCCTGCTCTCGCTGGGCCGCAATGTGGACTTGATCGAACTCGCCCGACTCAGCACCCCGGCGCAGCAGCGCCAGGAGCGAGGCTTCCAAAGCCACCAAGCAGGCAGCTTCGCGAACGTCCGAGAATTGGCCGTCCATGGCAGCACTCAGGCAGCAGGGGCAGCGACTGGACGGGCCTTGAAGGGCACAAGCTTGATATTCAGCTTGATGTCACCCGAGCGATCCAGGTACAGGCTTTCAGGGGCAATGGTGTAGTCGCCCAGGGGGTAGAACAGCGCAGCGCCCTGATCGTTTTTCGGCAGGATCACCTCACCCTTTTCGGGGTAAGGATTGGGTTTGCCGTGCTGATCGAAGGTGTGAAACCAAACGGTTTGGAAGTTGAGGCTATAGGGCTTGCCCGATTGCTTCGCGTTGCCGCTCATGTTGCGGACATCGGTCGACATCACCGATACTTTGATCATTGGACTTTCTCCGTTCATCTGCTCTCGACATTGAGAGTGATGCGGATAATCGCTCTCAAAGGTGAGAACATGCAAGCACTTCAAACCCTAATTGACAAAGCCTCTGGAATGTGCGGGGGTCAGAACCAGCTCGCCAAAATTCTCGGCGTTAGCTCGGGTTCGCTGGCAGACATGAAAGCCGGTAGACGGACAATTTCACCAGTTACAGCCATCTTGCTAGCAGATATCGCGCACGAAGACACCGAAACAGCGATGCGCCAAGCCATCTTGGCAAGCGTGGAAGGGACGCGCCACGAATACAGGCTGGGTGAGATATTGGGAAAGGCGCAAGCCGGTGGAGGGGGGGCGGTTTCGCCGAAATACTACGGAAGCAGGCTCAATATCGAGAACGAGAACGACAGGGCACTCTCTTATGATTGCGATTTTGTGACTAATCAGTTTACAACTGTATACATTGTATAAAGTAACTGATGGCCAGTCTGAAGCACGCAACGCCCAAACACCGGCCCCTTGCAAGGTGCAGTGCACACCGCAAGGTCCGCCAACTGACCACTCGCAAAGCATGCCAGAGTACCCCCTGGATGCCGCGCTGGCTGCACGGTTGAATTCATGAGCCCTCCATGATCCTAGGGTTAACCCTAAAAT